TCAACAATAAATAATACATTATTAAGGAGATCATTGTGGATACAACAGAAATTATTAACAGGATGATAGATGATATCATTGACGGAAACAATACAGATGCCAAGGCTGGTTTTGATTCTGCGCTTTCATCTAAATTAACTGATGCCCTAGATGTAAGAAAAGTCGAGATAGCTCAATCCCTCTATAACCAGGAAGAAGAAGATGAACCTGTCCCATCTGAGGAATAAGTTAGTTGAAGCTAAAGATCCTCGAGAGTACGATTATGAAGGTGATATGGCTAAGTCTCAATTGAGATCCATTATTGCTAATGCACAAACCGTTCATGATATGTTAGAAGATGATACCAACATTGCGGAATGGGTACAAAGTAAAATTACTTTGAGTGCTGATTACATAAGTACTGTAAGAGATTATATGCAATCAAACAAAGAAGACTAAAAATGGCAAATATATTCGTTTTAAAAAATACAAGACGACAGGCTGCTGTCAAGATTACAGGTACTGGACAAGCTAATGTTTTCTTAGCTAATATTCTTTACCCTGGTCAATTTGCAAATAACCAATCCGCAGGTAACGTACTTTGGCCTATTACCGATATTACATATGATGTGGGTAATGCTGCTAGTGTAAATAGAAATGGTAATATTATTTTTGCAATGAACGCTGGGCAAAACTATGTTGGCTTTACAAAGGATATGGGTGTATCTTTAATTGATGACGCTAATGCCAACGTTAACGTTAACGTTGGAGCTGCAAACGGTACAGTAATACTACAGTTCTCAAAAGAATCTGGATTCGTTGATCCTGATCGCCAAATTTTAGAAGATAGGAATCGTTAATGAAACTTATTACAGAAATGAATCAGGATGTAAAATTCCTGACAGAAAAAAAAGAAGACGGTACTAAGTCTGTTTACATCGAAGGTATCTTCATGCAGGCAGAAAAAGCAAACCGCAATGGGCGTATGTATGGTAGAAGTATTATGGAACGCGAAGTTCAAAAATACCAAGAACTAATTAATGAAAAACGTTCATTGGGTGAATTAGGACATCCTCCTAACCCCTCTATAAATCTTAACCAAGTATCACATATGATCACTGGACTTAAGTTTGAAGGTAACGATGTCCTTGGTAGAGCTAAAATTTTAGATACGCCAATGGGTAAGATTGCTAAAAACTTTATCGAAGAAGGTGTTCGACTGGGTGTATCTTCTAGAGGTTTAGGATCCGTTAAGTTAAACAAAGAAGGCGTGAATGAAGTCCAAGATGACTTTCATTTAGCTACAGTTGATATTGTTGCTGACCCATCTGCCCCTGATGCTTTCGTGCAAGGTATTATGGAGTCAGCTGATTGGATTTTGGAAAATGGTGTTTGGAAAGCCATACAGGTTGAACAAGCACAGACCACTATTAGGAAGGCATCTAAAGCAGACCTAAATAAAGTTAAATTACAAGTATTTGAACAGTTCCTACGAACTATCAAGTAACTAATTTATATAAATATAAACGTTAAACATACTCTTAGGAGGCCAAGGATGTCAGTAGAGAACAAAATTAAACAATTGCTAAGCCGTGCAAACGGTACTGAGCAATTGACTGAAGCGCACGATTCAGAAACAGCGGTTGCAGATGGCAAGCCTTCCGTTAATACAGCAAAAGATACTTCTAAATCTGGGCAAGGCTCAGGTCAGGGAGATTCTTCAATGCCTAGACAAGGCTCTTCTAAAGATGCTGATATGGAAGAGGTAATGGATGCTACTGGTAAGAACAGTGCAGCTGCCAAAGCTTCTAAGGAAGTAAATCCTCTCCCTATGAAGGGTGATGCTAAGTCTGTTAAGACTCAGGCTATGGAGGGGACAGATGAAGATGGGGAGACAATTGCTGAAGAAGAAACTGTTGATATTAAAACTCAACTTGACTCTATCTTTGGCGAAGACCTATCCGAAGAATTCAGAACAAAAGCTTCTTCTATTTTCGAAGCCGCCGTTATTGCTAGAGTTAATAACGAGATGGAGAAAGTTACTTCTAAGTTAGAAGAGCAAACAGCTAATCAATTGGTAGAGTTTAAAGAAGCTCTAATTGAAAAAGTTGATGGTTATTTGAACTATGTTGTTGAGCAGTACATGGAAGAGAACGAGTTAGCAATAGAGTCTGGCTTGAGAACTGAAATTGCTGAAGACTTTATCCAAGGCATGAAGACATTGTTCAAAGAGCACTTTATCGAAGTGCCAGAAGAAAAATATGACGTTCTAGATGAATTGCAAGCCAAGTCAGAAAGCTTACAATCTGAACTAGATGAGTCTATTACACAAAGCATTGAGCTAGCCAAGGAATTAAATTCGCTTAAAGCGTCTGCAATTCTTGACGAGCATACACAAGATCTTGCCGCTACTGAGGCTGAAAAGCTGAAGAAATTAGTTGAAGGTGTAGATTTTGATTCTGAGGATCTGTATCGTGAGAAAGTATCTGTTATAAAGGAAAATTATTTCCCTAAGACACCTAAGCAATCTCCAGAAAAGATGCTCGTCGAAGAAAGTGGAACTAATCCTTCTGCATTTATCGACAATAACAGCATGATGTCCAGATACGTTGATACTCTATCAAGATCTATCAAAAATCGTTAAACTATAAATAAATAACAATTCCCAACAGAAGGAGAACAGGTAATGTACCTATCAGAAAATATCCAAAAGAAATGGGGTGCCATTCTCGAGCACGCCGATCTTCCTGAGATCAAAGACAACTACAAGAAGACTGTTACAGCCATTCTTTTAGAGAACCAAGAAAAAGCTCTTGCAGAAGAGCGCGGTATGCTGAACGAGTTAGCTCCTGCTAACAGTATCGGTGACGGCACTGCTGGTGTTGCTAAGTATGACCCGATCTTGATCGGTCTTGTACGCCGTGCAATGCCTAACTTAATGGCTTATGACATCTGCGGCGTTCAGCCTATGACTGGCCCAACGGGCTTGATCTTCGCTATGCGTTCCGTATATGGCAACACTCGCGCTGTTGGATCAGAAACAGAAGCTTTGTTTAACGAAGCCGATACTGATTTCTCATCTTCATCTTATACGTCTGCTCTTGCTAACTCTGGCACACCATTGAACGGTACCCATGCTGGTACTGATCCTGTTGCTGCATCCGGTTACACAACTGGTCGTGGTATGTCTACAGCACAAGCTGAAGCATTGGGTGATGCATCTACTAATGCATTCGGTCAAATGGGCTTCTCAATTGACAAGACTACAGTTACAGCCACTTCACGTGCTCTGAAAGCTGAATACACTCTTGAACTTGCTCAAGACTTGAAAGCAGTTCACGGTCTTGACGCTGAGTCAGAGTTGTCTAACATTCTTTCACAAGAAATTATGTTTGAAATTAACCGTGAAGTTGTTCGTACAATATATACAGTTGCTAAAGCCGGTTCACCGTCTACTGCTACTGCCGGTACATTCAACCTAGACGTTGACTCTAACGGTCGTTGGTCTGTTGAGCGTTTCAAAGGTCTATTGTTTAACATCGAACGAGATGCTAACCACATTGGTCAAGATACTCGTCGTGGTAAAGGTAACTTCATCGTTTGCTCTGCTGACGTAGCTTCCGCATTGGCCATGGCCGGTGTGTTAGATTACACCCCTGCATTGTCTACAAACTTGAACGTTGATGATACTGGTAACACATTTGCTGGTGTATTGAACGGTCGTTTCAAAGTTTATGTTGATCCATATTCTGCCAACCTCGGTTCTGCTAACCAGTTCTATGTTGCTGGCTACAAAGGTACATCACCTTATGACGCCGGTATTTTCTACTGCCCTTACGTTCCATTACAAATGGTTCGCGCAGTTGATCCTGACAGCTTCCAGCCAAAAATTGGCTTTAAGACTCGTTACGGAATGGTTGCTAACCCCTACGTTACAACTTCTGCAAACGGTGTTGCTGATGCATCCACCTTCACAGCGAACCGTAATCAATACTATCGTCGCACCAAGGTTACTAACTTGATGTAATCTAAAGCCGTCGATAAGAACGGATCCCGGCAACGGGTTAAAAGGGAGCCTAAACAGCTCCCTTTTTTTGTTATAAATATTGTAGAGGAAATAATTAATGTTTACAGCAAATCTTTCAACAGTATTAAACGAAGTTAGTAGCATAACGACTACACCGGTTACTAACTTTCTTAGACCGAACGCTTTCAGGTTTTTAATTAAAAACTTACCAAGCGTAGCATTTACATGTCAGTCGGCTAATTTACCAGGGCTGACTTTAGGGTTTACCCTTCAACCAACACCTTTTCTAGATATACCTCATGTAGGTGATAAGAACGTATTTGGTGACTTTACAATTCGGTTTTTAATAACTGAAGATATGTCAAATTATATTGAATTATATGAATGGTTAGTTGCACTTGGCTTTCCAAACGACTATAATCAATATAGAAATTTTACTGGAGAACGGTTGAATAGGTTTCCTTTTGTTAAAGATGCTCGTGGTGCTCCGATGGCGGTAGCTTACTCAGATGCAACTTTAACTATATTGGATAGTAACAACGTACCGAAAACAAATATTAATTTTAAAGATGTTTTTCCTGTCTCAGTAGAAGCTCTTGATTTTGATATCACCTCTTCCTCGGTTGATTATTTCGTAGGTATCGCTTCTTTTAAATATAAACTATTTGATATTGAAGTTTTATAATTCTTTTTTGGAGCTAAATTATGGCAACTAAGCAAGTTCAACTTTCCGTTGATGAGATTCGTAAAAATAAATTCTTTATCGCTACCCCATGCTATGGTGGTCAGCTAAACGAACCTTACTTTCGTTCAGTCATCAAGATGATGACATTCTTTAACGGGCATCAAATCCCTCTTGCCTTTGGTACTATTGCTAACGAGTCTTTAGTGACCCGAGCCCGCAACGTACTAGTGGCTTATTTTCTAGCATCTGATTATACTCACCTTATGTTCATCGATGCTGATATTGAATTTCAGACTGAAGATATCTTGAAGCTATACGCTCACAAGAAAGACGTAGTGGTTGGTGCATATCCTAAGAAGGGTGTTGCATGGGATAAGATTAGATCTAATTTAACGGACCCAGCTAACAAAGATAAGAACCTGTCTGATCGTGATATGGCCTCTTTTGGTTCAGACTACGCTATTAACTTTAAGTTTGTTGATAAAGAGACTAAGACTATTGGCGTTGAAAATGGCTTGATCAAACTACATGACGCAGGTACTGGGTTCATGATGATTAGCCGCGAAGCTATTCTTAAGATGATTAAAGCCTATCCTGAGTTTAAATACAATAACGATGTTAATATCAATAATGCCGATCTGAAAGATCACTTCTACGCATTGTTTGATACCAGTATTGATCCTGTTGATCGTCGTTACCTATCTGAAGACTATACGTTCTGCCGACGCTGGCAAGAAATTGGCGGAGATGTTTGGCTTGATCCTTCTATCTCTCTCAACCATTACGGTCATTTCTGCTTCCAAGGTAATCCAGAAGCCATTATTAGCTTTGGCCCTCAACCAGAACAAAAGAGAGAAGAAGTAATTACCGTCGACCTACCTGATTAAGCAACCTTTACTATATTATGCGACTAAGTGAATTGACAGAGGAGTGGTCTAAGGACGCTCCTATTAACGAGACCAACCTTGGGCACGAAGCTGCCCGGGTTCCTATTCTACACTCTAAGTACATTACGGTGATGTCCACCACCAAGCTCCAGCTCCGTAAAGCAGAGTCGGACTATCTTAACACCAGACGTTTGAAGTACAAATACTTCAGGGGTGAGATGACTAAGCAGGATTTAGAGGATGAGGGGTGGGCTCAATATCAAGGCAACAAACCATTGAAGAGTGAAATGGACGAGTTACTAGATTGTGATAACAAGTTGATAGAGTTACAAGACAAGATAGAATACTTTAAAACTACTATCTACACACTAGAACAAATAATTAGATCTCTCAACTCGCGGACCTGGGATATAAAATCAGGTATCGAGTGGGCTAAATTTACCAACGGTATGATGTAATGGCTGATATAGCAATCAAGAAGAAAAATGAAGTTTACATAACAGTACACGCAGATCCTTCAATAGCGCAGGAACTTTCAGATCACTTTTCTTTTGATGCCCCGGGT